TTGCCAGTACCAGCACCACCAGTTTTTGCGGGAGTCGCAGGAATTATTGGTCTATGGATTGGCTTTACAGTACTAACTAATGTAATATCCTAGGAGGAATACAATGAAGACAGAACAACTAAAGGCACTACTAGCATCATATGGTCGCTCAGTGCTTGCATCAGGACTTGCCCTATACATGGCAGGAGTTACAGATCCAAAGGATCTATGGACAGCACTAGTTGCTGCTATTGCTCCAGTCGCTATCAGAGCAATCAACCCTAACGATAAGGCATTTGGTGTATTGCCAGACGCTAAGGCCGTAGATGAGGCTCTGAAGGCTGCTAAGGCACCTGCAAAGAAGAAGGCAGCACCTAAGAAGGCTGCTCCAAAGAAGCCAGCTGCTAAGTAGTGGAGTAGGGGGCCAGTCGTAATTGGCTGGCCCCTTTTAAATCTAATGGAAAATCTTTTATACTATCAAGAATTTAAAGACAAGTCAAAGACTGCTGTCATTTTATTGACATATAAAAGACTTGAATATTTTACTAAAACATCAAAACTAATAGTTGAACAAACCAATCAAGATTTTGATTTATATATTTCTAATAATAGTTTAGATGAAGAAAGATTAATAAAGTGTATTAATAAACATTTAGGAAAATCTAAATTAAATGTTTATGTAAAAAGTTATTATAATGAATTTAAACAGTTTTCAAGATTTATAGTTGCACAAGAATTAGCCCACGAAGGCTATGAAAAAATTATATTTATAGATGATGATGAACTTCTACCACTTACTTTTATACAAGATTGCTATGATCAATATGAAGACAATGCTTTTAAGTCATTCTATGCCCATGTAGTTAAAGATGATTACTGGAAAAAAGAAGAATTAAAAATAAATAAAATAGGTAACTATGCAGGTACTGGTGGCTTGATATGTCCTGCTAGATTCTTTTTTGATGAATACTTCTTTTCATGCCCTGAAGAATTTTATATCATAGATGACCTGTGGCTATCATATTACATATTGAAATATACAGATTACAACATTAAGCTTTTAAAGACTGACATTGAGTTTATTAAAGATTTAAAAGCTACAGCAATGGGACTTAAAGAAGTGAAGCATAACTTTGCATTAGAATTTTTAATTCCAGCGTCTGTTGATGCAGAACTAGATATCTAATAAATCTTTATATTTTTCAATAAGATTAGAAGCAGAGAAGTTTGTTAGTCCTATTTGAAATGCTTGCTCTTTTGCCATAGAAATATCGCTATCGTAATAATCATCAATTAACTTAGCAAGCTTTTTTGGATCACCTTCATAAACATCAAGCATAGTGCGAGTCATTAGATTATCAATCTTTATAGAATCTACTAGCCATTCTTGTGGAAGAATATTGTTGTTAGGAGATATGTTGGTCATAAAAACTGGCAGGGCACTGATTAGAGCCTCATTCATAGGAAGACATAAGCCAGCATACCTTCTTGGTAGAACCATAGCGTCATAGCCCTCATAGAGGCTCTCCCTGGCATCTGGACTAGATGTATCAACTACAAGTCTTGGATCATCGTAATCTATATCAAGAGGCATTTGACTTTTAACCACAAGCTGAAAGTCACTCTTAGCATATTTAAGCATTTCAATTACTGTATTTGTACCATTTCTATCTTTTACAGCAGGCTTGCCAGCAATATGTAATATTTTTTTATGTGTTTTATTTTTATTAATATCTCTTGCTTTAGAAAATAAATCTATATCTGTTGGAGGTGGAATATGAACTACCTTAGCTCTGCCTCCAAACTTATGCTCAATTTCTGAAAAATTCCATGAGCTTGGAGAAACTAAAATATTAGGTAGTGGCAAATCTGGATTTGCTAAATGGTCTAAGAATTCATAGTTATACTGTAGAACTGTTTTTACTCTTTTTTTCTTTGCTATAGATACAAATGCATTGCTATAAAATATTTCACAACTAAAAACAATATCAATACCATCTAAGAACTCATAAATTTCTTCTTTAGAAGCCATTCCGTTCTTTGTCACTGCGTAGTTATATCCTGCATACCATTCTGGATGCTGCTGATTACCATTAAAGTGAGAAGAGTCAATAAGTAAAATCTTATCTGGGTTGAGCATTTTTACAAGCTCTCTAGTCTGATTACCTAATCCAGTATTGTCAGATCTTGCAATAATTCCTAGTTTCATTTTACATTAACCTTTCAGTCCATGTTTTAGGTGTATCGTTTGTTATGAATTCAATTGGTAGATGATAGTCAAAATCTTTTGTACCATTATCTTTTATCCAGTTAATTAATTCATTTAGCCCAGACTCAAGAGATGTTGAAGTTTGGTATTGTAAAAGTTCTCTTGCTAAGTTTGCAGAACAGTTTGCATGCTTTACTTCCTTTGGTCTTCCAGGCATATAGATAGGGTCTAAATCAAAGTTTAAAAGTTTGGCTATCTTATTTGCTAACTCATTAATAGTAACAAATTCTTCATCTGGACCAATATTTACAACTTTTCCATTTGCAATATCTGTTTCACATGCTATCATTAAAGGATTAATAACATCTTGCATAAATGAGAAGCATCTCATCTGTGACCCATCACCATAAATAATCGGCTGCTGACCTTTTAGCATTCTGTTAATCATTATAGATGCTACGTTTCTAAATGGATCATCATACTTTTGTCTTGGCCCAATAATATTATGAGGTACTAATATTACGTAGTCCATACCATGAGTTTCACAAATATTTTTAATTAATAATTCTGAGGCATACTTAGCAATTCCATACGGATCTTGAGGTTTAGGTATCATATCTTCCGTAAATGGGACGGTATCTTGAGTTCCATAACGAGCCATAGAAGACATATGGACAAACTTCTTTACTCCAGACCTCACAGATGCACTAAGTGCCACGGTAGTTATATGTGATGTATTACGAGTAACAAGTGCAGGACTAAATACAGATAAACCTTCATAAGCAGTACAGGCTGTATGCACTACAAGATCTACACCATTAAATACATCTTTTACTGCATCAAAATCTCCTAAATCTAATTCATAAAATTCTACACCATCTGGAATGTTTTGCTTATATCCACCAATTAAATTATCTATTCCAACAACTGAGTATCCTCTTTTAATAAATTCATCAGCAAGATTGCTACCCATGAAGCCTGCAACACCTGTAATAAGAACTTTTTTATTAATCATTCTATGTGGTACCTTTTCTTTAGTGTTTCAATAGAGTTGGTTTCCCAGTAAGTTAGTGGTTTGGATGGATCGTTAAATGGATATTTATACTCTCCCCATCCTTCTCTAGTTCTGTTACCGCCCCATTTTTCTTTAAAATAATCATGAACTCCATCTATATTTAATCTTAGTCCATCTTTAGATGCACCACCGTCTATTTGACATATTGCATCAATTGGTATATTGCCATACTCGTCTATTCCAAGTATCCCACAGCGATGATCCCAATCACAGTCTTCAAAATATCCAGGGTAGAAGTTTTCATCAAAATATCCTATTTGATCAACTAACCTTTTATTAATGCCATTACAGTGCCATACATGTGTAGTTCTAAACATTAACCCATGATAATCATTAAGCATGTCTATGATATGAGAAAATGGTTTATTAAACAACATTGAGGACGATACTATAAATGTCCAGTCATGTCCTTTTTTTAATCCTATATTCCAGGATCTTGGTATGCCAATGTTTTCTGTTTGATACTCTATTTGAAAACCGTATTGTTCAAATACTTCACACTCTCTTGTTCCAGAGTTATCTATTAGTAAAACATTTTTATCTTTAATGGATTCCATACATTTATGAGTACGCTCTGATACTTTATAGACTGGAATACAGATTAAATAATCAATATCGGTCTGCAAAGATCATTCCTCCACGTTCCCAGCTACCCATTGTTTGGACATGGTGAGTTTCAGAAAGTTTTTGCACCATTTCTCCAAGTCTATTACCAGTTCTAATATCAAACTCAACTGTAATATATCTACATCTGTTAATTGTTTCTTTAGGTGCTCCAAGTATAATCTCTGGCTCTGCTCCCTCAACATCTATCTTTAATATAGATACTTCCTCAATATTGTACATTTCAAAAAAATTACTTAGTGTTATGACATCAATATCAGATCCAAAAATGCCATCATCTTTAATAGTAGATCCGCCACCCTCATCGCTAATAACTGCTGTTCCATTGTAATCACTAATAGCATAAGGACAAACAACTACATTTTCTTGCATGTTATTTAAAATAATATTATTATTTAATGCTTCAAGATTATGTGGTTCGGGTTCAACTGCATATACCTTACATTGTTTTGATGCAGAAAAGATTGAAAAAGATCCAATGTTTGCGCCAATATCAACAATATCTCCTTCATACTCAAATCGCCAATCATCTGTACGATAAACATTTTCTTCCCATATTTCTTTAATAACTATAGGGTCTGTAGGATAGTTTTCTCTAAGATCAAACTTTATACCATTTTCAAATTCAATAATCATATACCTAACTCCTTAAGTATTGTTTCCCACCTATGCTTATAGGTATATTTATCTTTAACCAATTCATGTCCAGCTAATCTAATTGCTTCACGCTCTTCATCATGAGTTAAGTAATAGTCAATTAATTCTTTTAGTTGATCAAAGTTGCCATACTCATAAAATACAACATGCTGCTTATCAACAAATTCTTTTTCAATGCCAGGAATATATGGGTGAATCAAGAATCCACCACGACCAAGAGTTTCATAAATTCTATCTGACCAATAGTCAGGGTAATTAAAATTAAGACAAAGAGTATCTCCAACAACTACCTTAGTAGACCAATATAGTTTATTTAATCTAATTCCTCTTATAGACTCTATTCCACCATTACCATAGTGCTCAAATCTATTTCCATAATTTTTACTAAGCCAGTCTATTAGCTGTGTCCTATATGGCCATTCTGGGTGGTATTTCTTACTTCCAACAAATATAACATCTCTTTTCTTTGTTACTTCCCTGTACGTACATTCTGATCCAAAAACTCCTGCTGGAAGATAATGACCTATTACTTCAGTCTCTCTATTAAACCACTCAGCCATTTGGCTATCTACTGTAAAGAAGTGGCCAATTTTTTTATATACTGGCATAACATTTAAATCTTTTTGTCTTTGTAAGCCAAACCATAAATCAAGGTGATATGTCATAGTTATAACATTATTTTTTTTCAGGGTATCAAGAACCTCTTCCATAGATAAAGAGCCTGGGGTATTCCATCCATGTGTATGAATCCATATAAATAAATCAGAGGTTAAGGCTAAAGATAATATTTGATCAGACTTTACTTCACTTTCCTGCATACGAATAACTTTATGACCCAAAGATTCTAGTGACTTAGCATGATGACTTTCGCTTGTAAAATCTACACGAAAATTACCCAAGAATGTAATGTTTAGCAAAAATTCCCCTTTGTTTGAACTATTATACCATTGTGGCACCCTTGGCAGGATTTGAACCTGCGACCTGCGGATTAGAAGTCCGTCGCTCTGTCCCCTGAGCTACAAGGGTTTAGTGCGCCAGGTAGGACTTGAACCTACGATTACCAAATTATGAGTTTGGGGCTTTAACCAACTAAGCTACTGGCGCTAATACCTTATTAATCTTGATTTACTTTATATGTCATTGCTACATAACAAGCAATATATCCCATAAAGAAAGCTGGAATTAAAAACAATGCATGAATCATATTATTTTACCTCCTCATCCTTTTTCCAATGAATAAAAGATTTAATATAGACTGCTGCATATGCTAAAGCCATTGCAATGAATCCATATTGTTTTGTTACAAGTGCATAAGCAATCCACAGGCATTCATTAACACATAGGATCAGCCAACCCCAGATAGTCTTACGACCAACTAAAAATATTCCAGTTACACCAATTACTGCAAGAATCCAAGACCACACTATTGATTAACTCTTTCATTTTGTCCTCTTGCTATGGCAGCACATACTTTAAATGCGGCTCTTGTTCTACGACTTTTCATATAACCTAGCCGTTGCCAAATAGGAGCAGTAGCCTCAATATCCTGTGCAATCTGCTCTCTAATTTCTTTTACAGTAGTAATGATCAGATCCATAACATATGCTTTTTGTTCATCATCAAGATCTTTAGTCCACCCAGTTGTTTCCATGTATCAATCATACCAGAAACTCAGCGGTAATGCAAGTATGGTATCATTATTATATGTATGAATGCGATCATAAGTTAGTGCCAATAGTATATGGATATATGCACGGAGATATTATTAATAAAATAAATAATAACGAAGTGATATATGGTGGCATAAGAAAAACACCCGATTCAACAGATTGGTTTTGTATGAACTGTCTTGAAGACGTTGATCTTTAAGACTTTGACTTTATTTTTGGCATGCGATCTTTGATTATATTGATAACATTGTCAATACCTTCGGCATATGCCTCAGCATCATCTTTTGCCCACAATAATTCACCAGTATTAATATCAAATGATGATCCACGATATTCTAGATATTCTAATTTATGTTTTTCAAATAGCTCAATTAGTTGCTTTCTTTCATAGGCAACAGCTTTTGCACAACCAGAACACGGGCATGCCCAATCCCCTCTGGCAGGTGTTTGATTTGGATCTGCCATTACTTACCCTTTGCAACATTTGCACAGCGTGTTATAACATCTACAATTAAATAATCTGTTTCATCAATTGGCGGTGGATCAATAAGATTTTCAATGTCAGCTGCTATCTTTTCACGCACAGCCTTAACTATTTTATGTGTTCCATCACAATTTTTTTCTTCATTTCTAGTAAAACCACATGCACATTTTCCCATTTATTCCCCCATTGGTTTCCAAAGTTTTTCGTTACCTTTATTATAGTACCTAGCCATGACAAATAGCAAATCTGAAAGTCTATTTAAATACTTAGGGATGACTGGGTTTACATTTTCAATAGCCCACACATTGCGTTCTGCTCTTCTAACAATACTTCTAGCATTGTGTATATGTCCAGTAGGCAGAACAAAAGACCTTAGCGGTTCAAGTAGCGCATTTGTTCCATCAATATATAACTCAAGTCTATCTATATATTCTTCTGTAATGTTTAGTGTATCAGAACAGGCTAAATCTGCCCCTAAATCAAAAAGATCATTCTGTATTTGATCAAATATATCTTGATTGCCATATCCATCAATTAATCCTATTGCAGAGTTTGCTTCATCAACTGCCCCAATTGCTTCAATTACTGGATCTGTTTTAAATGTTCGTTGTCTATTAGCAAGATCTGTAAACCCTTGGTCTCCAGTCTTAGTATAAATTTTAGTTAGGTGTACCATTAATATCCTCCTGTGCATATGTTGCGTGTATGATAAAGCCTTGTCTTAATATAGTTTTTTTTATTTGGAGCATAAATTTTTTCCTTACAAGCACCACACTCTCCATTCCATTCTTTTGCAAAAAAGTCATATTTCATGCCCTTGAAATTAGCATATTTATTAGCAACAAATACAACAAAAGGATCTGGTATATCGTAATGTTTATTCAAAATCAACCTGATTTTCAAATAATTTATTACTACTATCCTCTATGTTTTGTTGAAGAAAAAATGAAATAAACTTTCTTTCTCCAGACAATACTTCTAGCACTCTGTGTTCATATTCAAGTGAAGCTGGATGGCAAATCAAGCTTCTTGCTGTAGGTGTATAGAGTATATCTTTTTTTGTATATGTCAGTTGCCCACCAGTAAAGTTATCGTTTAAATATAATACTATGCCATAAAAAAAATAAAGATCTGGATTATTTATGCAAGAGCCACACTCACATCCAGTTTCGTGTTGATCAGAATGTGCTTCGGTTGATTCACCAACTACAAGCTTTCTAACCGTTCCCTGTCCATATACATCAAATTGATTATCAAATAAAATAGAAATTCTAGATTTTATTTGTTCCCTATAGTCTATCCAAGACCCATCTAATATGCCTGCTTGTTCTTCTTCAGTTATAAAATCATTAATAATGAATATATTTTTTTCTAAATATATTTTATTAAGTAGTTTTGAACCTTTTTGTTTGCTGCTGAGGAATCCATCGTATTTTTCCATCTACATACACCCTTTCATATCCAAGTGATTTCCAATCCATTTTCATAATAGTTGGCTCTTTAATTTTGGTCAACCTTATATGTCATAACCAAGTAACATGCCATATAACCAATAAAAAATGCAGGAATAAGAAATAATATGTTTATCATACATATTAGTATATCACTTAAGGGCAAAAGAGTCAACATAGAGTATAATAGAATATATGAAAAATAATGAGTATATACTAATGACAGAACATGATATGCCAGACCTAACAATGTTAACATATCCAAGATCTGGCAGGCACTGGTTATATTGGAATATTACTAATAATACAAACTTAAAGGTCAATTTTTTTCATGGAATAGATAAAGAATATTATCAAAAAAATATTTTAGTGCCAATAATAACAGTTGTGAGAAGCCCAGAAGAATGTTTGGCCTCTATAAATACAATGGAGAAATATACACAATTTGAACATAGATTTAAAGAGTACATAGATCATTATGAGTTTATTTTAAATAATGCAGATATGTTTTTTTTATATGAAGATTTAAGAGAAAATACTCCTAAAATATTAGAGGCAATATGTCAAAAATATGGTGGCAAGATATTAGGATCAAATAGTGATTATAATGAATATGAAAAATGGTATAAAAAAACACAAAATCCTTTTAAGCTTATAACATCAAAAGAATCTACAATGTATCAAGATGCGCTAATACATACTCAATCTCTTGATTTAAGTAGGCATACGGAGTTGTATATTACTGCAAAAAATAAAGCAGTTAAATTTTAAGATGATAGACCCATAACAAGGTGTGAACTGCATACGTCTGCAATGATATATCCAGAATCAGAATTTACTACATCAAAGTAGGAAGCAATTTTGTCACAAAAAAAACATTTGGATTGTTTCATATTTACATTATAGCATAGATGCATTTGTAGGTAATTTATTTGATATTTATACACTATTCCAAATAAATATTGCTAAAGCAAGGCTCAAAATTACGGGGGTAAGAAAATAAAGTATCATTTATTTACATAACTCGCATAACATTTAGCACAATAAATACCACTTGATCTGGCCTGAGAAGCATTAGGCTGACCACATATTGAACACATAATTCCTGTCATTAAGGAGTTCCTCCATCCCATACTATTTCCCAAGAAGTTGTGCTATATAGACCTGCATCTACTGGAGTGCCTTCTGTTTCATATGTACCGCCATCTATATAGGGAACTGCTGGTTCTTTATACGTAGAATCATATGCATATACAGTTGGATTAACTCGTCTTAAGACTATTGTATCCCTACCTAATTTGACATGAGCTTTAGGGATCTTTTTAGATACTATTATTTGAGGCATTATGCTCCAATAATGTCGTCTATTATTGTTATAGTTCCCGTTAGGACTGTATAGATAGTATCTGGATCTGGAGTTGTATCTGTGATTTGGACATCGTAATAATATTGTCCAGCAGCTAACCCTCTACCAACAGTTGAGGTGATAGTGCATCTTACAGTTGAAGGCAAAACCTTTGTAGCAAGGCATGTTGTCTTTGTGCCACCAGAACCTCTTTGTGTTCCAATCTTAAACTCAACTGTTTCATATAGAGAAAGATCAAAATCTGTTCCATCACTGTTCTTTAGAACGGCATCAAATTCGTAGGTATCTCCACGATAGTAATTAAAATCATAGGTTGCTGGAAATGGCATAATGTCCTCTTTTCTTAACTGATTATATCATGGTTTAAAGTTCGGCGGAAAATAGAGATATAGACCACTCTATGAGTCTAACGACTCACCATCGGTTTCCATACTCTTATCCCACAATATTAAACATTTGGTACATGTGATACCATGCTGTCGCATATACCAAGTATGGCTACATTCTTTCGGCATGTGTAGCCCAATAATATAAACACTTATCACAGCAAGGTACATTGAATTGACTATCTTTGGCGGTAGCGTAATGAGCATAAATAATAGGATCTTTACGATATAGATTAGCCTGATGTGTAGTAATAACACGCATCTTATGTTCTGGCTTTTGCCAAACAGGAATAGACTTACCCCACATATGGCTAAAGTTACGCTTTAGGTTTTGAAGGTTTGAGACATTTTTTTCTGTTCTAATACCACGAAGGTTTGCTTCATAAACCATATGATCAATGTAATCCATAAGGTGGTTCTCTGAACCACTCCACATAAGTACTGCTGGATGATTACGCCATGCACCTGTTTCACTAGCGCCAGAGAGAATCTTCATAATCTGGTAGCCTTCTAGGATTTGCTTGTTGAGGCGTTTTGAATCTAGGGCTTGAGCTGAGTATTCGTAATCTGCTGAAGGTAGGAAGGTTTGCATCTATCTAGTATCTCACTTTTTGGCGGAAGAGTCAAGGCAGACCCTAGCATGATTAGATAAAGTCATATAGGCAAATCTAGACTTTACTTGTATTTCTTGCTTACATTTAGGGCATATAGCTACACGCATATATTAAGTATATCGCTTTTACAATAATAAGTCAAGAAACAAAAAAGGCACCCCACAAGGAGTGCCCTTAATGCTAGATTAACTATCCTATTTTAGCAATTTGAGCTTTAGCAAGCTTTAGAGCATTGCCAGTGATAGGAGAGTAGCCAAATTCAGTTGCTTTGCATTTTGTGACGGCAAAGGTAAAGAACTTAGAAACCTCTCTATTTCCAATAGGGGCAAGACCATAACTGAAGGTAGAAATGTTATAAGACATTCTATCTGGATTATTATAGTTTGGAACTATAACGCCATCTGCTCTGGCTGTAAAATCAGATAGGAACTTTGAGGCAGCATATACTGTTGGCTTAACAAACTTGCCTGCTCCATTTTCTACATAGGCAACCTTAAATCCAGTTGTATAAGAAACCTCATTGTATGTAATTGATCCATCTGTTGTATTTTGTAATATCTTAATTCCATTAGAACCAGATGCTGAGATAAATCCACCAATGTATTGGTTTATATTTCCAGGGAAGGCTGTTGAAAAGTTTTTATTGCCAGGCTTAGTCCAGATATCTTTAGCCACGGCATTTAGATACGAAGTAAAAACCTCAGATGTACCAGAACCATCTACTCTATAGATAACCCTGATTGGCTTTGCTGGAAGCTTCATCGGATTATCCTTTTTTAGGAGGGGGTCATTCCACTTCGTAATCTTTCCTGCAAATATCTTAGCAAGGTTTTCCTTGGTTAGCTTTAAAGTGCTACCATAGCCATCTAGTTTGTAACTAATTGCAATTGGGCCAGCAATCAGCGGTACATAGACAAAACCACCTTTTGGAGTAGGCTCTGAACTACCATAAGGAACATCGCTAATAGCAAAATCTGATAAACCTAAAGTAAATTGATTTTTTCCTGAGCTTGATCCATTTGGAACATAGACAACGCTGTTCCCAGTAGAGGCATATGCAACTCTGCATTTCTCTATAAAATTAGCTGCAAAAGATGAACCTGAACCTTGAAGGTTTGCAGCATGGGCGGTAGGGGTAATAAATGTACTAGCAGATAAGGCCAGTACTAGGATAAAGAGTTTAGTCTTCATGTAAGCATACTATCCTATCTTTGATCAAATTAGGCAAATCTAAAATGAAGGTTTGGCAAATTTTCGGGGGATATGAAAGAATGATCATAATCCCCTATAGAAGAACTAACCACTATATAGATTCACTATAGTCTGCTGGAGCATGTTCATCACAGGAGTATGTTCCTGGTTCTACGAATATATGCCAGATAGGGGTTTGAACACAGTCTTTATAGTAGCATCGCATATATCCATTATAGCCTATAGCCAAAAGACTGTACCGTTTTTGATAGCCATAGGTTTGGATACCCTGGTTTCTTAGCCTTTACTTAAGAATTGTTAGCCTTTACTTAATAGTTATCCACAGTCTGAAATGTCCAAATTAGTCTGGTTTGATAGGGATATTTGATAGTTATCCACAGGTTTATCCACAATTAAATATTACTGATATTTTTTAGATATTCTTAAAGTGGAGGAAAGTGGAGAGAAGTGGAGGATTGAGCCCTTAGACAGATGGGGCCGTAATGTCCAGAACGTTTTAAAACCCCTGCCAAACCTTCAAACCTTCCTTTCAAACCTTTCAAACCTTGCATTATACATCTCAAACCTCTATTTGTCAAACCATTTCCCTATAAAAAACATAGACAAAATGCTCAAAAATGTCCAATAAATATATGAAAAGGTTTGAAAAATATATAAAAACCAGAGAAAAAGGTTTGATATCGTAATGTTTTATATAGAGAGGTTTTATGTAGTGGTTTGTTTATGTTCCCCCGCCAAAAGCGGGGACCCCTAGCGGGGTTCGTAATGTCTAATAGGATTATTTAACGGCCTTGGGCGGGGAATTTAAAGAGAGTTAAGAACACTACCTATAATAGCTAATAGTAAAGCAAACCCAGATATGATCATATACAAAACCTTTTTATCTGGTTTGTTAGAAGATTTCTCTGAATGCCTAGAATAACCGTTATTGATAAAGTAAGGTCCTCCAGCTTTGGAGAAATGATTTCTTCCCATATAAAAATTATATCACGGTTTGATATAAAGGTTTTAAGGTTTGACAAATAAGGTTTGATATGGTATAAACCGTTCAGGGATTTTTTTACAAACCTTCTTAATGTTTTTTTTAAAAATCCTAAATCCGGGGTTTTTCTATAGCTTTCGTAATATGGGAAATAAGGTTTGGAATCTTAATGGTTTGTATGGTTTGGGGCCCGGCCCCGCAGGGGCTGAGATCTTTTGCAACTGATCACAGCTTGAAAATGCTACACCCTGCCATGGGTCTTGTCTGAATAATACTTGCCTCTTGTATTGTATTCAATACCCTCTGACTGATATTCTGCAGATTCTAAAACTTCCATTACTCTTCGGAAAATTAAATATGGTTGTGCCTTTGCTAAATAAAAACCGACGGCTTCTAGGTCAAGAGTAAAGTCAGTTAATGTTTTTGCAATAGCAGTAGCAACCTTCTCCTCTTTACTAGTCCCTCGCATTTTTATCTCCTAAATAGTAGTGAGCAGTTTATTCTCATGCTCAGGAGATTGTGTGGAGTAATAGCCACTCGCCGAAGCAACGACTATGCTTGCCCACACAATTCTATTATACCAAAAATAGGGGAGGGGCGCAACCCACCACAAATTGCGCTCCCTCCAACGCAGTGTGATTTATACCACTGCATTCTCGGCCAAAGGTGCATATGCTTTGATGAAGTCTTCCCATGGGATGACATTGCCTGAGTTATCAATGATAGTCTCTTTAGAGATATCTATGACTACTGTCGTATCTCCTAGGTCATCGCTAATATTATTAATAGCATAGATACCAAACCCTGTCTCACCTAGCACGGAGTCTTGAATAAAATAACTAATCATCATTCTCGTGAAGTATGAAGAATCCCTCCACCTAGGCTTTGAATGCTGCAGGGCCATTGCCAGGTCCCTATGCCATTCTGTCTCACCCCAGTGGCTATATAGGACCACTGAAGCCTCGTCTTCAACATCCTTAAATACGTAGTGGATACGTGCTCCCATTAGTCCTCCTCCTCAAACATGGAATCTACCATGTATTCCCGATTTAACATCCATTCCATTACTTCGTCATAATGTTGGTCTGCACCGTACTCTAGAGAAAAGCCATGGCCTGCCTCTACAGCCTCACAGAGGCAGTCCCACATCTCATCCTCAGTCTTCTTCATGATGAAGGTCTCATCATCTGCAAAGCCCTTGATCGTGCTCCATGTCCATAGCCATACCATGGGGAGCCCTAGTTCTGTGGTGCCTAGGATTTCTAGACATTTGTTTAGTTTATCTTTATCTGCCGTTTTCACGATTGTACCTTTCTGTACTCAGGGACCTTGGTATCCAAGTATATCTTGTGGGTCTGACATTGTGCAACTGCCTCTAGGTCAGCCTCCCCAAGCCAATTGCAGTTAGAGCAGATTTCGTTCTCACACTCTTCACACCATTCCATCTGGTCTGTTGCATCACAGTCACGGCACATATTCTCATACTCTGATTCTGAGATAATGGTGCCACGCAAGAATTCCATCTCCCCTCCCCAACCTGTCTCTTCTTCATAGGATAGGGTCATGAGTAGTTCAGGGTACTGTTCTGATAATTTAATTAAGGCAGGTATAGGACGTGACCAAGCAGTCTCAAAGTTATAATAAACTACTTTGTTATCGCCATTAACGATAGGACCCTGCATAGTTGTAGTAGGATACTTATCTTCATCAGATACGGCTACATCCCATTTAGTACCCCACTCACGATTGTTAAAGTTATACCAATCGCTACCAGTAAATGATATGTCAAATTTCTCAGGGAATGTGGGTTGCGAATGATATGCATCAAGGTCAGTAGGTGCAATAATGTTGCGGAAACTAAAAATAGGATTAGTATATTTACGCTCTTCAACAGAATAGGCTAAGTCTCCATTAGGCTTAATAGAATCTGTGAATGGTAGATTCATTTGGTCAATGAGGGCTTCTACTTGGTGTGGATGACCTTCAATGGTCAATCCGTTATATACCCAATTTGGCATGGTGGTTCTTTCTACTAGGTGGTTTAATATAATTCTACAGGACGGATGCTAATTTGTCAATTTGGCACGGCGGTCTGAGATAGCAAATGCTAACTGGTATGTTAATTGATATACCGCTGTCAAAGCGTCTAGGTATCCATTATGATAATCATC